AGGACATAGTGCGAGAGCTGATTGAGAGACTCGAAGGGTTGGCAGAAGCCAGCTCGATGGATTCCAAACAGTTTTGTGAGGCTCTGAAAAAGAAGGCCAAGATCGGGAATCGGGTCTTGCACTTGGATCCGTACAATCGGTTTAGTCATACCTACGACACGGTGACCGGGAATTTCTTCAACATTCCAGAAGAGGAAATGCGGATTAATGCGCGTCCGGACAACAACCGGTACATGTTCATTGTCGAGGGGTTCTCGAAGGAGCTGGGCAATCCTCCTCCTTCAGGCAAGGTAAGATTCAACACTCACATTTCGTTTCACCCGCTGGGCCATGAAGGCAGGGTTCGAGGGAAGACCGGGACACCGGAGAAGGTCATCGAGTACATCGCTAAGCACCTGGAGCGTTTCTCAAAGGCCGAGCCGAATAGGATTGCGTAATGACGATATTGGGCGAAGTGGGAATCATGGACTTTGACTTCGGGTGTTTCTTGACACTCGGGGCAGAAGAGGTCCGTTATGCCATCGACGGAGATGTCCGTGCTCAATATGTAACGGAGGTGCCTGGAGTTCTGAGTGGTGTCGATAGATTTCAGGACAAGGTTCCTTTGTTCTTCGACAATCCAGAGGACCCATACCAGGACTTTATTCTTCCGAGTTTTGTTTTCAGTAATACTTCGATGACACCGGCGTTTGATAGGCAGGCGTTTGCAGCTGGTGTTGTTGCTCGGGCTCCTGCGAAGGATGCTCAGGAGATAGTTCTTCCAGATGGTCGCGTTGGGTACACGAAGTACGAGACGCAGTTAAGGGCTGATCCGTACGACATTCAGTATGATCTGAATATTTACGGAAGGCTTCGCCAGGAGATGGTTTTGATGCTGAATCACGTGATGCGGAAGATGAGGCCGCCGTGGTTTGAGTTCAAAGTAATTGACAGTCTAGGTGATGTCCGCCATTATGATGCAGGAGAGATGTCGTTTTCCAGCACATCTGAATTGGCTGATATTGCTGATAGGACACAGTCTATGACGGTGTCGTTCCTCGTTCGTGCCGAAATTGATACGTTCGAGGAAACTGTTTCACCTGCAATGCTTTATCCTCGCCCGAGAGTAGAATTGGGCGCGGCAAGGGAGGTTTGAGATGCCTTGGTATTACTACTCGGGTAAGACGGTTCGACCAATTCCGGTAAAGAAGGGTCTATCGAGGTCAGTTCGGCCAGGAAGAAAAATCGAGATCTCGGAGATCACACAGGAGGCACAGGCTCTGATCAGTAAGAAAGAGTTGAGAAGGTGCGCACCTCCTGGCACGCAGGGAAAGGGAATGTCGATTAAAGACGCACCGGTTCCGGAAAAAAAACTGACGGATGTTCTTCCAAAGTCAGAAATGGCTCGGAAGTTTGCTGAGAAGGGAAGGACTACATCTCCTGGGATCCCTCCGAAGACGAGTAGCGGAAAACCGGAGATGACTGAGGGGGAGATGCAGATTGCGGAAAATGGTACAAAGGCTGAACCAGTTGATGGCGTTGTTGAAGCTGAATCGTTGCCGAGTGATGGAAAGAAGAAAAATAAAAAGGGACGCCGCTCATAAAAAGAGACGGCCTGGCAACATGGAGTTTGAACAATGAATGATTTCGCACATCCCGGAGTTTACATCCGAGAGGTTCCGAGTGGTCCAGGGCCAATCACTGGTGTCTCGACTTCAAATCTGGGGCTGATCGGTTTTTCGACGAAAGGTCCGATTAACAAGCCGGTTATCTCGACGAGTTTTCCTGAGTGGGCTTCAAAGTTTGGGGGGTTTACTGACAAGGGTTTGGCTGCCCATATGGCATATGCGTTTTTCGTGAACGGAGGACAGATCATGTACTTTGTTCGTGTTGTTGGCGCAAATGCCGAGAGTGCGACATGGGACATGGTTGAGAGCGTTACAGACGAGACTGTGACAAACGTGGCTCAACCGACTGGAATTTACGACTTGCAGTTGGATCATTCTCCGGTATCTGATGCGACGCTGCGGATCGTGTTTGCAAATGATGGTACGCCTGCCAATGTGAACGTGTTCGATGCGGACGCGGATGGTGTTCTCACGCTGAATGCTACGCTGTCCGGAGCGTCTGCGGCGGGTGGTACAGGATCTGTTGATGCCGACACTGGAGAAATCCATGTCGAGTTGACAGATCCATCCCAGTATGGAGGCGGTTCGGACCTTGTTACGGCCACGTACGACTATATTGTTTTCGGTTTCCAGATGGCGTGGCCAGGGGATGCCGGGAACGATTATCGTGTCAGGATTATTCCTGGTTCTGATGACTATCTTGTCCAGTCTGAGGCGAGGTGGACAAGATTTACAGTTATCATCGACGAAGATGTGAATCATGATTCAACCGACCGGTCATGGGCGATTGCTGAGGAATGGGCAGATCTTGTGTTAGATGATTCGACGTCTCAGTCTTACATCGCGACGGTGATGAACGCCGAGGGGTCTGGTTCAGATCTGGTTACCGTTATCGATTACGGAAATGGCATAAATCCGACATCTCTCGCTGGAAACGCTATAACATCTGAGGATTTGTCATTGGTGCAGCGTCCTCAGGGAAGCGTGGCGACTCCTCCGGTAGCCTACGATGGTATTGTGAAGGCTTGGGAGTATGCGCTCGTGAATGCTCCGTTCGAGAAGACTCTTGGTTTGTCCTTCCAGTTGGCAGACGGGAAAGTCCTGTTTACTGGAACAGCAACAGCGGATAACGCTGTCCTGACAGATGCAGCACAGGACTTCGGCGGCACTGACAACCTGGTAGGTAAGGTTGTTGTGAATATCACCGGAGGTGCTTCGGCGGTTATTACGGCGAATGATACTACCACGGTGACAGGTGTTCTGTCGGCGACACCGGTGACGTGGACGACTGGTGATGCGTATGCGATTGTCGAGCCATCCATCAGGATCGGTACGGCTGCAGCTGACGTTGACGGCGAAGAGGCGATTGTCTCACCGGGTAGCACAGCTACTCCGGCGGCGATTGTTCCTGGGTCGGTTGTTATCGGGATGACGCTGACCGGGGCCGGGGCCGTGACGATCATCGACGATGGCGATGGGAATCTGTGGGATGGTACGGCGGGGTCTTGCGGGACCATCGATTATACGACGGGGCAGATCACGGGGATTTCTCCGGCGACAGACAACCTGTTGACCATCCAGAGTGTGACAGCGTGGGCGGCTGAAACTGCGGTGTCGGGCTCGGCCATCACCTTTGGGTGTATCTACGCTCAGCCGATTGCTCTTGAAGACGATGCCGACGGAAACGTGACCATGTCCGATACTCAGGCGACAGGATACCCTCAGAAGTTCAGTCTGAACGTGAATGGGGTAAACACTGTTGATTACAGTACTGGAGTGGTCAACCTGACATGGCAGGTCGCTGGGAATCCTGCTGTGGGAATCTCCGGAGCATATGCTCAGACGGCAGATTATTACACGGCACCAGGCAGTGTGATATCCAACGTGCTCACAGGCGGTGACGACGGAGATGATGTGACGAGTGCTGACATATCCGATCCTTCATTGGCAATTGACGAGGAGGGAATGTATGCATTCGGTAAGGTGGATGCTCTGATGCAGCTGGTCGCAGCCGATTTCCAGACGGATACATATGTCTCGGATGCTTTCATCACATACGCAGAATTGATGAAGGACAAATTCGTGATTTTGACGGTTCCACATGGTTTGACGTATCAAGAGGCGGTGAACTGGAAAAAGTTCCAGCTCAACAAATTCACGTCTTACGCGGCGCTTTATTACCCGCATATCAAGATTTTGGATCCTGTGACTGGGGTCAACCTGGATGTACCTTGTGGTGGCCATGTCGCCGGTGTGTATGCACGGACGGACACCACGAGGAATGTTGGAGAGGCTCCGGCGGGTATGCAAAAGGGCAAGATCAACTGGTCGACTGGATTGGAGCTGGATCTCACAGAGCCGCAGGTCGGAGTCGTCTACAAAGAGAAAATTAATGCACTGGTTCAATGGCCGCATACTGGTCGCGTGGTGTGGGGTGCTAGGACCCTAGACGCAGCCAGTGGCGAGTGGCCGTATATCCAGATGCGACGGCTCTTCATGTACGTCGAGAAGTCCGTGTTCAATGCGACACATACACATGTGTTCGAGAACAACGGTCCGTCTCTTTGGAGTGCAATCCAGGGGCAGGTATCGACGTTCTTGAAAGGATTGTACGATTCTGGGTACCTGGCAGGGACGAGTCCTAACGAGGCGTATTTCGTCATTTGTGACCGGACGAACAACCCGCAGTATTCCGTGGATCAGGGAATTGTGTATTGTGACGTTGGTATCGCTGCGAACAAACCTGCGGAATTTTTAGTCTTCCGGTTCCAACAGGTAGCGTTGGCATCGGTGTAGGAGTTCGCCATGGGCGCAATTGAGAGAATACCGGACACTATCGTCTATGACTTTCAGTCTGGGG